GTACACGCCCGCCCGCACCTTCAACTGGCCACCGGCCCACCCCCAACGGCCACCCATCGCCTCAACGAGCTCGGCCAGGTGCGTCTCAGGGCTCACATCCAGCCGCGCGGCATACCCGCAGGTGAACATCGGCCTGGTGGTACTGTTGCCCACACTGTCCACGTAGGTGTGGCTCACATCGCAATCGTTGGCCGCCTGGACGAACGAAGCCGCGTGCAGCTCGTCTGCTGCACAGTCGCCACCATAGGGGTACACAGACCAGTCACGCGCGCACAGCGCCGGGTTCTCTGACCAGGCCGTGGTGGTGGTGCGCGGGTCAAACACCTTGGCCCCGCGCATCAGCGCCGAGATCGATGGCACCCCACTGGGGAACACATCTTCGTTGTACTCCAGGTCCACAATGGCCAGGGCGATGCCTGCAAACCGGTGGTCGCCATTGATCAGGCCCGGGAACCTGGCCGCCAGCGCACCGCTGATGTCCTGGCCAGGCTCGCCCTTGTACAGGTACACCTTGGCGTAGCTGTTGTAGTACTCCACCGAATAGTTGATGCGCACCACCGTGCCGACCAAAGCCGGGTCGACCGTCACAGTGGCGCCCACCACGCTGGTGACGGCCACATAGCGCATCCTCAGGTCTGAGCCCCTGATGGTCACCGACACCTGCCCACCGGCCGGCACCTCGCTGAGCACGAACTGCCCCGCGCCATCCACGGTGCGCGAATCGTTGCGCACGAACCTGTCAAAGCGCAGGTAAGGCCCCGTGGTCACATTGCCCGTGCCCGGGTCAATGCCCACCGGCTGGTCGTTGAAGTAGATCTGCTCGAAGGCATCGATCTCGTGGCCCGCAAACGCCACCACCAGCGTGTAGAACTCACTCTTGCTGCCACGGCTGCCCTTGAACAGCACGCCATCCACATTGCGCACGCGGCCATACACCCGCGACCGTGAGCCGTTGTAGGTCACCGTCATTGCGGTGCGATCGGCCAACGAAGCGTTGTACTGGTCCCGCGCCTTGCGCTTTTGGTACTGGCCGGATTGGTATGAGCCAGCAGACATCAAGGCCATTCCAATTGGCGTTGTCGCCCCAGCTGTGAAAAAGCCAGCGACCACAAGCGCGAACCCGATGGCCTGCAGGACTGGCCCAGTTACCCCAGACTTAGACACCAGTGCACCTCCAGATCAACGCAGGCGCAGGCACTGGGGTCAAGCCAACATCAGCCTGGCCCAGCCAGCAATCACCACCAAAGAACACGGCCGCCGTGCCGCTGATGCCGATGTCGCCCACCTGGGCCAGGCCAACAGGCAAAGGCTCACCCAGCCTGGCCGTGATGGCCACTGCCAGGCCGCCATGACGACTCAGCAGCCGATAGGCCTCGGCCATGGTGCTGTACGTGCCGCGCAGCTCGGCCAGGTGGTCCACGTCAGTGATGGCCAGCACCACGTCGGCCACCAATGTGCAGCAGTCGTACTGCCCCCACGTGTACGGCTCAGTGGCCCGCGCACGCACGAGCTCATCCAGCCTGACCATCCAGTCAGGCACCCTGTTCACGCGCATGTGGCTTACTCTCTGAAGAACGCGGCCGCAGGCCACACGTCTGGGTGGTTCGCCTGCGACACCACAAACTGCAACGACCGGTCACCCGGGTGCAGCCGCTGCTGGTCGCCGTCCGTGTAGCGCAATGGCTTGGCGCGTGCGTATGTGGTGCCTCGGTGCTCGGCCGTGGCAGACACACTGCCGCTGCCACCCCCCTCTTGAATCGACACCTGGTTCAAACTGCCCGTCCACACCGCTGGCGAGGCCAGCACGGCCATGGTGTCGGTATCCAGGATGGCTTCGCGTATCGTCACGCGCTTGCCACGCGCCCGGTCATCCATCGACAAGGCCAGCATCTCCACCGGCACACTGCTCAGCGTAAACCGCAGCGCCTGGCGCTCACTCACGCTGTCATCAATGGCAGACACCGAACCAATGCGCGAAGCGCCCAACCACTGCTGTCCATCGTGGTCAAGCGTGGGGCCGGAGCTCAGGTACACCGTGCCGTCAACCAGTTCCATCTGCACCAGCAGCATGGCCGCCACCACGCGTTCGCGCACCGCGTCCAGCGCGGCTGTAGCAATGTCTCTCAAGGCAGTTCCTCCAGTGCAATAGAGGTGCCCTGCATCAAGCCCCGGCTGTGCACCGCCTTGCTGCTGACATCGGGCAGCACAAAGCGGGCAGTCACACGGTCCCACGCCACCGGCATGCCCAACGTCAACGCATGCCGGGCCCGGTTCACTGTTTTCACCAGCATCACGCCAGCGCCATCGGCCGTGGTGGTCTCAGCCGCTTGGAACAACAGGTCATCCACCTTGAACATGTCCCCCATCACCAGCGTGGCGCCGGCGGTGCTCTGAATGGTCATGGCACGCGCAAACTGCGCCACAGCTGCCCCCAGCGTGGGCGCGCCGCGCATTGTGCCGATGGGCACAGGCCGCGCAAAATGCCAGGCCTTGATGGCCTGCTCACCACCCGTCAGCATGTTGATCAGGGCTTCACGCGGGCCAGACTGCTGCACTGCAATGGCATCGAAGTGCACCGTCATCATCCATAGTTCCTGACCAGTCAAAAGCGCTTGCGTTGAGCCAGCAAACTCAGACCGGTGCTGTGTCGCCTGCTTGCTCAAACCAATCTCGCAGCGCGATGGATAGGCCCAGTTGGTCGGCCAGTCCATATCAGGCAGGCTCATTTCATCACTCCCATCCGGCGAAGCCTGTCAAACACCTCAGACACCGCAGCCTCCTTCGCCATCGACATGCCCGCCTCGAGCTCAGCGCGGCCCATCGTGCTGCCAATCTGGTTGTGCTGCACGACGCTGACGCTCGGTGCCGTCATGCCACGCAATGCGCTGTTGGGCAAGATCGTGCCCGGCACACGCGGCACGAACAGCTCAGGGCCGCGCTCACCAACCAGGTTGATGCGGTTCAGGTAAGGATCGCCACCAGCAGCAAGCATGGGCACCCGGGCGCCAATGGATGGCGCCTTAAAGCCGTTGCCAAATCCGCCACCACCAGTGGACAAGCCGTAGTCCGTTCCGCCCGTCGCGCCGGCCGCCGAGCCACTGCCAGAACCGCCGGCAAACGCCCCAGCCAGGTTCAAGGCCAGGCCGAACAAGCCATCCGATCCGCCAGTGGCTTTGGCTATCAACATGCGGGCCTGCTGCCGAATGAACTCGTCCGCCATGAACTGGAACAAGTCACTGAAGTTCGCCTTGCCGGTTTTGGCAAAGTTCACCAGGGCGTCTTCCATCTTCGTCACCGAGCCCTTGAAAAAGTCCGCCGCAAACTGCGCCCCATTGGTCACTTGCTCGCTGTATTCCATCGAGGCCTTGCGCAGCCCCGTCACCGCATCACGCTGCTTGTTGTAGGCGTCCGTGGTGGCGCTGGTGTACTTGGCCAGGTCAGCCAGCTTGGCCGAATTGATGGCACCCGCCTTGTCCGGGCTGTTGGCAATCTCCTTGCGGGCATCGGCCTCCAGCTTGAGCGCATAGGTCGCAATCTGCCGCTGCAGCGTGTTCTGCCCCAGCGCCTGTGTTTCCTGGTTCAGGCGGGCCACCTCGTCGTCAGTGCCACGGCTTTGATCACGCAGGCGCATGGCCAGCAGCCGGTCTTCGTCGGCATTGGCAGCAGCGCGCAACTCGCTGGCCACCCGCTTATAGTCGGCAGATCCCTTGGGCAGCTTCTCCGTGTTGATCGTGGCCAGCTCACGGGCAATGCGCGCCTCGCGGTTGGACAGGGCCTGCGCATCGGCCAGTTCCTTGATCGCAGCCACACGCTTTTGCGTGCGCTCAACTTCGCGCCCGGCGTCACCAAGCTGTTCTACCTGACGCTTCTTTGCATCCTCCGCGTCAGCTTGCGCGCGCAGCGCATTGGCGGCAGCAGAGCCCAGGCCCTTGAGCTCACCCTTCTTCAGGTCCGTTTCGAGCACGACCCGAGCTGTAGCCTCGACCGCGTGCCCGTATTCCTTGTACTGCCGGATGATTTCATCCAGCCTGGCACCCTCACGCTCAAAGGCCTGCGCGCGATCGCGGGCTGCTTTAGCCAGCGAATTGCCGGCCTGCGCACCCTTGGGGTTGAACTGCTCACGCAGCCGCGCAATATCTGCCTGTTGCTCTTGTGCTGACGGCACCGCGCCACCGGCCAGCCTGATGGCCTCGATGTCCTTGCGGTACTCCTCGATCTTCTTGTTCAGCAGGCTTTGGCCCTTGGTCTCTTCGGCCAGCTTCTGAATGCGGGTGTCTGCTGCGGCTGCCAGTTCTTGAGCGCGCGCCCGGTTCGCTTGGTCCCTGGCTGCTGCGTTGGCACGGAGCCTGTCTTCGCGCTTGCGGTCCAGCTGATCTTGAAAGTTCTGCGCTTGCTGATCGTAGTCTTTGGCGCTCATCGCACCAAAGGCCGGCACCGCACCGGCTCGCATCTGAGCTGCAATATCCTTGTTTTTCTTGACGGCCGCTTCAAGGCGCGCGATCTCTTCAGACGCGGTCTCATCACGGCCAATACCCTTCAACACGTCCCAATACTCAGAGGCCGCATTCTTCGTTTCCAGCCAGGCACGACCAAGCAGTCCCAGGCTGTCAACACCCTTTCCAGCCAGGTGATTGAACAAGGCGTCAGACACAACAACCTGCGCTTGTTCAACACGCCCTTGGTCTTCCAGACTGCGGATGTATTGCAGTTGGGCCACGCTCAAGAAGTGGTAGCGCTTGTTGTGCTCTTGCGCCCACTTTGTCACGCCATCGCCCATGGTCGCAAAGTCTTGTGCCACCTGGTCCGCAGACTGGCCCGTCACCTTGGCATACAACGCAGCGCTTTTGGCAACAGGCTCGATAGCGCCAGCCGACACACGGCCCGTAGCCGACAGCGCAACAACCATCTCCCGAGCTACGTCGGTGCTCACCTGGCCATGATTGGCTACACGCTTGGACATTTCAGCCAGCGAGTCATTGGTCAAGCCAGCATAGTTGCCGGTCATGCGCAATGACTTGTTAAAGGACTCTTGCTCCTGGTAGCCCTTGTATGTAGCGACTGCCAACGCAGTGGCAGCAGTACCCACAGCCGTCAACGCAAAGCCCACAGGCGTGATCGCCGCAGTCACCTTGGTGAACAAGTTCCCAAAGCCGCCAAACTGGTCACGCACCTGCCCGCCCTGCTGCAGCAGGATGGTGAAGGGCGAGGCGCCGCTGGCCAGTGATGCGGCCACGTCCGAGGCCGTGTAGTTCAGCGCCAGGATCTCCTGCCTGGTCATCTTCGTGGCATCACCAACGCCAGCCATGCCCTTGCGCGCGGCAGACAAGCCCCCGCTTGACGCAGCCTGCATGCTGCCCGACAGGCGGCTGACCTGGCTGCCCGCCTGGCTGGCCTGCTCTGTCAGGTTCTTGACGAAGTCCGCACTGCGCACATCAGCACGGCTGAAGCCGGCCTGCAGCTCGGCCTCATCAAGCACCAGCTTGACTCTGAATTCAGGTGTGGGCATCTTGATCTCAGTGTGGTTTGGCCGCTGGGCTGGTGGGCGTCAGCTCAACGGGCCGTTGTTCGTCGATGTAGGCCAGCGCAGCGCCCTCGGCAATGCGCAGGTCATCAAACAAGGCGGGCCATTCTTTGCGGGGCACGTCGCGTATCTCCAGCACCGCCTTGACGGCCTCATAGCGCAGGCCCACAGGGCCGCCAAAGCCGCTTTGCCACTGCGTCATGCAATCGGCAAACAGGGCCAGGCCGGGCATCACGCAGGGCCACACCATGAACGCCGCCGGCTCCTCTTGAGCCTCCAGGCGCAACCCGAACGCGGCCAGGGCTTGCCCCTGTGCACGTGTATCGGGTCGCTCTTGCAGCAGCATGCGTGTGGCCTCGATCAGTTTTTTTGCCGCGAGGCCTTCAACTGAGAGAAGTACGCGCTGTAGATCTCTTCAGCCGCCGTGTGGTACTTGGTCAGCACCAGGCCGAGGTTGTCCTTGCTGAAGGGCAGCGCGCCGCTGGCAGTGGCCACATCACGCCAACCCAGCACGATGTCGCTCAGCGCGTCCACGTCCTTGCGGCCAGCCAGGCCAGCCGTCCAGGTTGCCAGCTCTTCGGCATCCTGGTACTTGAAAGTCAGGTTCAGCACCGCTGCGTCGGTCTTGCCCGGCTGCGTGATATTCACTTGCGCATCAAACGTGGGCGCGGGGTCAATGACAAACATCTTGTTCTTCCTTGCAAAAAGCATGAGCAGTGCTGCTGATGCGCCAGCGGCAACAGCAAGCAGCACCATGGTTGAGGGTCAGAACACGGCAATGCGCAGCTCGTCGTTGCCAGAGCCCGCAGGGTCCGGCACGATGCGCAGGTCATAGCCAATCAGCCGGCGGCCGTTCACCTCACCTTTGCTTGGGTTCGTGAACTGCGCAGAAGGGCTGAACAGCAGCACCTTGTTGCCCGCCGTGGTGCCGTGCACCATGCCCACCGACGACAGCGTGGCCGCCTTGACGATGGCCATCTGCGCCACCTCTTGCGCCGCGCTCATGTCCAGCATCACCTTGCCCGTCACGCTGCGGTCCGTGATCTCGACCGACTCCGAGCCAATCAGCGGGATGTGGTTCACCGCATTGCCGCTGGCCAGCTCAACACCCTGGCTGGTGTACGTCGTGCCGCCAGTGATCGCAGGCGCACCCGTGGGCGACACAGTGCCGCCCAACACCAGCGGCAAGGTGAAGGCATTGGTCACCACCAGCGGCGTCTTGAACGCGCTCAGCGTCACCGTGCCAGGCGTGCCCGCCACGTCACCGCCATCCAGGCCAATGAACTTGAAGCTGATGGTCGGCTTGGCGCCCACCTTGGCGTTCAGCGACCACTCGCCACGTGCACCGAGCAGCTTGTGCACCACGCCGTCGTCATAGTAGTAAATCGTCAGGGACTCAAAGCCCGTGCTCACAGGCGTGTAGTCCACGCGCGTGGCCGCGATGATGGTCTGCGCAAAGCCGCAGGCACGCAGCAGCGGGCCCCAGGCCGGCGCCGTGCCAGCCGTGCCAGAGCCGGCCAGCTCCACGTCAAAGCTCACTTCTTTGTAGACGGGCCCCAGCAGCTGCTCTGAGCCACCGAAGTAGGGCCGCACCAGCGCGCGGTCCACGTTCTGCGCGGCCAGCGGGTTGATGGTCTGGTTGCTGATCAAGATCGCGTTGTCCGCACCTGTAGGCGCCGCATCGGTGGCGTAGGCGGATTCGATCTTGGCCAGGATGGCGGTATTGCGTACAAGGCGGGCCATGGCGGCTTACTCCTGGTGGCCACCAGCCGCATCATCAGCGGCAGGTGCATCGGTGGTGGTGGGTGCGCCAGCGCCGTCATCAGGTGCTGGCTCAACGCGGGTCAGTGCGTGCGTTTCAGGGCAGCGCACATAGCTGCCGCCCGCCTGAGGCTCAGGCGGCTTGGTGGATTCGGTCATGGGGGTCAACTCCAGGGGTTGAGGTTGTTGCCGTAGGTGCGGTGCTGCACCGTCAAGAACAAAGTCAGGCAAGTCAGGTTCGGGTCGGGGTCTGAAGGCGCGGCCACGATCTCCGGGTTGCTCACCAGGTCACTGATGCCCAGTGCTGACGGGTTCAACCCCATCAACAGGGCGTACACCTGGCTCAGCACATCGCCTGCAGCGTCTTCGGGGTCGCTGCCATCCGTCACGCGCCAATACAGGTCGATGGCGATCGCGGTGTCCCAGTCGGTGGGGCCGTCTTGCGTACCACCGGCCTGGCCGCTGCTGCGGTCGTAGCGCACCACGATGGCCGACTGTTCGTTTTCGGCCATGGGGCGCAAGCGGCCCTTCATGACCTTGTCGACCAGGTTGGCCGCTTCGATGGCGTCCTTGATCGCCGTGGTGATCTGCTGAAAGGCGATCATTTTTCAAGCACCAGCAACGAGCCGCCCGTGCCATCGGGCTGGTGATCTCGAACCTTGAACGTGCCTGCAGGCAGCACCAGCGCCGCGCCCAGCCAACCCACTGGCACATTGGCTGTGGGCAGCCATGCCGTGGGCTCGCTGGTACTGGCGCCGGGCCCGCCCATGCTGGCGGTGCGGTGGGGGTTGCTCAACAGCACGCGCACGGGTTGCCCCGCCAACGTGCCATTCACCCCATCGTCCTGCAGGTACACGCTCAGGTCTTCGATCATGGTGTGGTTCAGGCCAGGGTCACAGCGCCTTGAATCAGGAAGCCAGACGACATGCCGGTGAGCACCGGCTTGTAGGCATCGGCCACCGGGTAGATCCACGAGTTCGGGTTCTTGTCGAAGTAGCCTTCTTCCACCGTGGGCAGCGTCTCCAGTTGGTAGGTGTAGCCAAAGTTGGGGCTACCCATTTCCTGCATGCTCTTGGGCATCACCACCGCGATGATCGCGTCGTTACCCCACATGTCCACGAACTCGCTGGTGCTCTCTTCGTAGTACACGTCCTCGCCCACCACAATGGTCATCTCGAACAGCAGCTCAAGCTGCGCCTTGGTGGCCACCTTGATGTCGGCATTACTCAAGCGGTCCAGCACGCCAGGATGGCGCGCCAGTGCGCTGTACACCTGGTCGCCCAAGATCATGTAGTTGGGCTTGATGCCGCACTTCTTGCGCACCGCAGAGCGTGCAGCGGCCACCTGGCTGAACGGGTCGCTGGCGGGGTCATCCCACTTGTCAGAGCCCGTGGGCGCGCTCTTGTTGCCCACGGGGTAGTTGTTGGCAGTGCGGGCCAGCACAGAGCCGATGTATTCGCGCTCACGGTCCATGATGCGCTGCACGCTGCGAATCGAGCGTGCAACCAGATCAAAACCAGGCTGCACAGCAGTCTCGCTGATGCGCTCCAGAGGCGCCATGGCCTCCAGCCGGTGGTGGTTCAGCGCAAATTCCGCGCCGGCGTGGCCGAACTGAATGCGCTTGGTGTTCTGGCCAGGCGCACGGCTGGTGTTGACGATGATGAAGTCTTCGGGCCCGAAGGTGATGATCTTGCCCGCGCTGGTATTGACCGGCACGATCGGGAACAAGATGTTCGACACAGGGGCGAAGTCGTGGCCATAGCCACGGGCGACTTCGGTGTAAACGAGATCAACGACGCGGTCTTGCGCCAGAGTAGGTTGCGGCATGAGGATCGGCTCCAGTTGGTTGAGCTAAGGGGTTGAGGCAGAGCGGCTTGGCGCCGATCAGTTGGGGATCAGGTGCACTTCGATGAACTTGCCGGCAGCGCTGGCAGCCTTCATCGCGCGGCCCAACTTGACGTTGGTGCCGGTGTGCGGCACTGCGCGGCCGGTGGCGTCAGACATGACGGGGTCGCCGTCCACGATGGCGGCGCCAGCCTCCACTTCAGCGGTGCCCAGGATGTCCGTGGGCACCAGTTCGCCAGCGGCTGCAGCGCTGCTGCGCGTCACACCGAAGGCATAGCCGCCGGCGGCCGAATAGGCACCGGCACGGGTCACAAAGCGCGCTGCAGCGAGTGCGCCAGCAGAGGTCACCGAATCGGTGAGGATCGCGAGCGTTGGGGTCAATGGCATGCGAGTTCTCCAAAAATGCAAAAGGCCCCGTCAGGGGCCGTTGTTGAAACAGGGCTTGGTCGTGCCGGGCTTACGCGAAACCCAGCTTCTTGTAGGCCGTCAGGAAGTCCACGCCGTTCTCGGCGGCGTATTCCTTGGCCTCGTCCACCTGCTGCTGCTTGGTCTTGGTC